CGGGTTCGTAAGCCTTTTTCAGAGCTTCATCATTGCCAAATTCAGTAGTGTCATAGCACAGGCAGTTAGTAGTAAACTTATCACCAACAGCCAGATAGCCCAAACGAGGATAGAAACTGTTTTGAGGCAGATTGAAATTCTTCAGAGCCATGTTTCTTTCATCATACATATGTTCAGTAGTGTAGTTTAGGGCAATAGGGTAAACTTCTCCAGCAACGGGCTTCTTAACAATGCGATTAACATTGTCAACTGCTAAAAGCATGCCGTTTTCTGCAGGAACAGTCTTAAAATCATCGCCAAGAGCACATTGTGCTTCAATGCGACCATCACGACGGAATGCAACCTGGTTTAGTTCCAGCTGACCATAGCCGTCGATTACAAATCTTTGTAAAGCCATTTAATAACCTCCAGTTATTTCTTTGAGTATTTAGATAGAATTTCTTCTAAGCCACCAACTGCTGGCTCATCCTTGGGGATAAAACCGGAAGGTTGGCCATTAGATGTGAAGACGGATTGATTAGCACTAACAAGCTCATAAGCCAGTTCTTTGTCCAGTTGCTGAATAGTAAATTCATCCATTTTAGCAGTGTAAGAATTTAATACTTCTTCATCCAACAGTTCAGCATACTTGCTGACAATAGCTTGCTTTTGCTGCTTTTCAATGTCCATCTTGAAAGAGTTTAAGGTTTCGTTCTCAGCAGTTAGGCTATTAATAGTAGCCTGTAAACTTTCAATCTGTTGAGCAGCATTGTCTCTATCTGTAATTAAAGTAGAAATGCTTCCATTCAACTCTTCAATTTTGGAATTAAATTCTGTAATTTCTTCAACCTTAAGATTATAATCTTGCTGTAAGGTTTCGAATTCTGCAATTTTATTATCCAAAGTGGTATTTACCTGTGCAATCTCATCTTTTGCACTCTGATAATTAACATCTATATTTTCATATGTGTTGTTATTCATTTCATGCAAAGCTTCTAAAGCATTCTTTTCAGTCTCTGTAATATCAACAAAATAGCAGCGAGCTTTGTTAGTAATTTCGAGAGAGTCAGTAGCATCATCTTTTACATAATAAACTCTTTCCCAAGTACCTTCTGAATAATTTTTTACAACAGCATACTCATCATAGATTTCACATATGTCATATTCAATTAGCCAGTTACCAGCCTCATTGTAATTTGTATTTAACAAACTCCATAGAGCGTTGAACTTGGCATTATCAGACAACTTATAATTAAGCATCTTCTTTTTTCCTCCATTATGTGCATTTAGATTGTATGTAGTCTAATTCAATAATTTCTTTAAATCTTCATACAAAGTAAAAAATGCTGCGCCTTCAAAGCAGGGTTCTACAGCATCTCCTAAAACCTACAGCCCCAAGAAATGTCCGGCTTCAAAAACAAAGTATTTTCTACCATTTATAATTTTCCAACTCCCTTTGATAGAAGGTGGATAAATTTCCATAGACTATCCTTTTCCAACGATTTCATTTGCTTCGGAATAAAGTCCGGTAAAAATTAGAACATCTACGCAAGCGTAGGTTCTAATTTCACCGTCTTCATCCTCGTGTTCCTCCCAAGTAACGTTGGGATTCTCTGGTACAATGCCATAGATGCGACCCTCATTGCGTGCCTCGCCATGGTCAGTGTAATCTCCCTCCTCTCTCTCGTAAATTCCTTTTACGGGAGCATAGGGAATACTAGACAAAAGCTTTTCAGCAAACTCGTCCGTAATATAAGTACCATTTCTGTTGCCGCCCTTATAAAAAATTCGGCAACGACCTTTTGAAATTGTATCGTTGTATTTTTCTAAATTACCATAAACTGTTACAGGAAATTCTAAACTAATGTTATCTAACATTATTCAGAGGAACCTCCTTGTGTCTTTGATTTTTCAATAGACTCTTCATTTTTTATGGTTTTATCTTTTTTGTCACCAGCTTCTTTCTTGGGGCGTCCCTCTCCGCCGTCCAAAATATCGCCTTGAGTGTAAGAAGTCATAGGAGGAATTAACTTTTCTGTTAAAGTCAAAAGTTCGTTCTCCAAATCCTTTACATTAATCAAGTCTCTCTGACTCATTCCTTGAGCCAATGCTGGTAAGATTAAACTATACCCTGCGGTAGCTAATTTATAACTATTGTCTATATATTTAGACTCGTTATGATAAGTTACTGGCAAAATAGTATATTTAAAATTGATATTAGAATTAGCAAAAGTACTATTTACAATGTTAGTTATGAATTTAGCAAACTTATTTGCCAAAGTCATCATAATAGCAGTGTCAAAATTTAATGACGTTTCGGTAGTATTTCCGCCCGTAGCTGCAAAAATTTCACTGCTAATGCCTGCCTAGCTGTAAATATTCTATTGCATATTCTACAAAGTTGTACTGCTTCCTTCGACCGAGGCTTTAGAAGTAATCGCATCCACATCTGCGTAGGTTGTTAATACGCTAGTGTTTTTGTTATTTCTAACCATACCAACCGCGCCTCTGTGAATTTCTACTGCTTCATCTGGTTCGAATAGTAGACGTCCATCATTCAAATGTGGGATTTTTTGAACAATAATTTTACGAATTTCTTCCTTGTCTCTTTCTTGCTCAGTCTCGACAGATTCACTATATTCTATAATAGAGGGAATTATATCTAAAAAGAAAGGGCGTCCGTCAAATAAGGGGAAGCAAATTCCAATGTCTGCTGGAACTATTACCCACTTATTCTTCAATCTACCATTATTCCATTTTTTATACGCTTTAACAATAAAATCTGGATAAACAGATAAAGCAGCGTTTTTGGACTGTTTATCTGTAATGGTGTTAAAATAAGATACATCAAATTCGATAATATCATTTCCAAGATAATCCTTGAACCTAGTAGTGCAATATGCTGGCGGTAAATCTAAAACACTAAAAGTAGTTTTATCATTTTTCACCAAAATACCATAATAAGCACCATTTACCAAAGCCCGCCAAGCCCAGTTTGTTAGCAAATTCTACAAATCCATCTTATCTACAAAATCCATTGCCGCATAATATCTTTTCTGGATGTGAGGTGTGGAGAGTTTTTTTCCCGAAATTGGATTAGGGATTAATATACCAGAGTATTTTAGCAATGTAGCATAATGTAAAATAAGTTGTTTGTAAAAACCACTTTTATTAAAATAATTTCTAGATAGTTTTTGTTGTTCACTTAAACTGCCATATTCAATTATTTTTTGGACTTCTTCTTTTGTATAATTGCGAATTCTATCTCGATACCCCATGCCGTAACGACTGCTATAAGAATTATCGCTAGTCGCAACCATGTTTGTCTGAGCCTACTTAAAAGTGGTAAGGTCAAAGGTATGAAGTTTTTCGATTTGACTATTCATATCTTAGACACCTCCAGTGCAGAAAACTAGCTAACGATTGCCTAAAGTAGAACGACGACGACGTTTTTTATTAGCTTCTTCTTCAAGCTCTTTAATACGCCATAATCCATAAGCGAAAGCTGAGTATTTGTCTTTTGGATATCTTGGATTGATTTGTTCCAAAGTAATATCCAAAGAAACTCCAGTTCTTTTTAGGCGCAAATTAGCCATTTCTTCAAATAATTTTGTGGTCATTTCATGCGGCATTAAACGCTAAACTCTTTGCGTAACAGTCATCTTCTAACCAAGCTTAGTAGAAAGCAAGGCACTTTTGGCTTCTTGTTCCTTAATAAGGAATCTTACCATACCACTGTTCAAGCGAGTGTAAGCATTACCGTGAATTTTAGAGTTTAATGGCCCATTAGCTTTTATGCCATAAAGTATGCAAAGCGCATCTTTAGGTTGCACTTTTTGAAAATCTTCATCATTTTTAAATCCTAAAGGTTCATAAACATTTCCAAATTCATCAACCTATTCTCTTATCATTTCATCACCAAAACCTATACCAAGGCCATTGGTGTCAATGATAACTTCAAGAGGATTAAACTTTTTGATAATTTTCTTTAAATCAATTGCTTGCTAATGAAAAGTTTTTCTTTCGGCTTGGCGACCAAGCACATAAAGATTAACCAGAGTGGCATAATATTTGCCTTCTCCAGAAACATTAACTCTAAATACACAGCACACAGTTTGGTCATTAAGTCTACCAACGTCCACTGAAAGTAAGTAAAACTAATTAGAACTAGCTCTAGATTTTGCGTGTGTTTCTGGATTTTTTATTTTACGATATTTTGAAAGTTTGTCAAAATTAAACCAAGCTTCCTCGCTTGAGCCGGACCATAATGATGCATATTCACGAGCGAAAGATTCTTCTTTAAAGGAAGAAGAAGTCTTTAACTTGTTGATATAAGTCTTATCTAATAGACCGTGTAACATGGGAACTCTATAGTCACAACCAAACACAAAAGTTGAATCTGGATGTATTATCGCATCTATAAAGTCGTCTATTAGCAGGTCATATGCAAACGAGGTTTTTATGCCCGCAGAGGTCATGAATATTCTCTGCTAATTAGGCTCTTTCTCATTTACGGAGTTATCAGGTAAGCGACGAGAAACGTTCATCAAAGGAAGAACAACTTCGTTAATTGGGGTTTCTTCGTGGTCACGAGTTTCGTCAACCAATCCCATTTGTTACCGCAAGGGCTTTTTATCCCCTGCCTCTTACAGTTTCCTGTAAGTTCAGCATATCTTTTCACTTACGTGCCGCGGCCTCGTGGTAAGGTTATATCTTTTCACTTACTATGCGTTGCCCCTGACTTAGCTTAGCCAAGCCTTCGGTTCGGATTACCATATCAATTAGAAGATATTGACTTAGGCTTCCCGCTTAATTCCGCAGTTTTAACACGGCCGATTAATTGACTTTTTTCGTTGTCTGATAATTTATTAAAATTTTCTCGTTCCTTATTCCTTGAGCGACCATTAAACCAATCTTTAACTGTGGCTGGTTTTACTCCAAGATAATTAGCTACTGATGTATAACCATATCCTAGCGACTGGGCGGCAAAAGCAAAATTAAAATCATCTTGGGTTAGTTGATATGCTTTTTCACAGCCGCCTTGAGTTAGTTGCCTTTTTAAAGCTTGCTCCTTTAAATGTTGCGATTCAATGAAATCTTGTGCTCTTAAATCTTGCTCTTCAGAAGACATTGATTCATATATATTCCAACCATTTAGATATCTAACCTTTCGTTTTGCAGCAGATGCTGTTCCTTTAGACCATCCAAAAATTTGCTCGCAAGTTTTTCCATACCCATCCCCTAACTTTTTCTGTACGCATAAAAAAGTTGCTACATCATCATCTTTTACTTTTTGATGTAAAGGAGGCTTCCCTCCACCAGGGACGAGATTAAAACCCATGGTTAGTCCATCATATTTATCTATATAACTACATTCTAATTCATTTAGTTGTTCTAAATTGTCAATTTGAAATTCCCAACTTTCAAACTCAAAATTATCTTCACCATATTTATTCCAAGATGCTTGTAATTTTGGATTATCATGTTCTTGCTTTTTTAAAGAATTAAAATGAGTTCTTTTTCTTCTGTTAATATCAACAGTTTGCCCTATATAATGTTGTCTAGTTACTTTGTTTGTAATTCTATAAATATATCCTACCATATTAAATCCTCCAGTGATTTATCTTCTATATATAAGTAGGAATACTTTATAGTTAATATATAAAATTGGGGAGGAAGAAGAATTTTTCGAAACCGTGTCTTCTTCCACCACGTTGAGAGTCCAGGGCGCCTACAACGTCGAATTGACTTCCGTTGCGGAATTTTAAAGTCTTTAATATTGTCGAGGAGTCGTTAATTCCTCACTTCATTTTTCAATGAAGAATAGACTATATCTTCAACCAAT